ATTATTATCAATGGCTAGCCCTTCATGTGCTTCGTGAGAAAATTTCCAGCTGTTTGCTACTATATGCTGAAAGAACTTAGTCGGCTTGTAGTAATGCCAACCCCAATCACTTATGTTATAATCTGTAAAAATACTCTGCTCACTTGCAGGTAGCTTATAAATATCTGCAATGTTTTAAGCTTTCTATAAAATAATTCACGCGACGACATTATTAAGAAAATCTTGTATGCATAATGGCTGAAAGCATATTTTAAATTAGAATACATCCCCTTGAGAAGGGAGCCATGATTCCACCTTTTATCAAAATAATCAGGATTAATAATTATATTTCTATCCAAATCTTCTTGCTGTAAGACATTATACATAGCAGTCCCGCAATTTAGAATTACCACATAATTAACATTGACAAATTTCTTTAAATTTTTTAATTGTTTTCTAAGAAAATCAATATTCTCATGTACATTAATACTAATGACTAAATCTACCTCAGTTTTCATTTGTACTATTTATTATATTATATATCCTCCTAAATTATAGCAATAGAAATAAATTTTAAGTTTGTACTTGTAAAACAGAAGGTATATTATATAATAATCTTCATGATTATAAAAGATATTAAGCTGTATGACGGTAAACTACTACACTCTCGCTTTGCCTACAAGTTTTTTAAGGATAAAACCCTCCCAATTGGCAATATTATTGCCTTTAGAGCGCCCATGAAAGTTGAGGTTGAAGGGATGATTGATAGTGAGGATGTAATGAATAATGATTATATCTATAGCGATGATGCTATTAATTTTCTTTGGGAAATACCTTATCTCGACTCTTTTGGTGCTGTTGCATGGCAGCGACTGTTTAATACACAAATAGCTAATATATTAAGTAATAAATTTATTAAAGCACCAATTGAAGTTGATGGTGATGATTTAATTGTGCACAAAGAGCATACACAAGGCGGCATTACACAGCAAAAAGGTAAATGCAGCGTAAGCATTACATATTCAAAGAACGGGATTGCAATGGGGCATACAGGCATCAACATTAATGCAGGTAAAAAAGCGCCCGCATTTGCATATTCAACACAATTAACAGAAGAACAAGCCACTCTCTTTATGCAAGAAGTGATTAATCTCTTCTATGTGTTGAATGACGATATCTTTATAGCTACGTCAAAAGTTATTACATGACAATTTTTGACTTTATTAAGGATGCACTTTTTACTAAAAAAAGATCAAGCTTTAATAATATAGATAACGAAAATATTTTCACCCCATATATGCTCAACAGATGGGCTAGCATGTATTCGAATACTCTCGCTCTTTACAGTAATATACTAAATAAATATTATCAATTTAGCCCCGAAAAAGTTGATGTCTTTAATTTGTTCACATGCGTCTTTCCGCAAGTAAAATCAAAAAAAATATTCTACATTAAGAAAAATAAGTCTACAAAAGAAGATGAAGAAAAAGACGCAAATGCATCTTTTATTGCAAATTCTCTAGAGATATCGCAGCGTGAAGTTTTGCAGTATAAAAATACGTTGAATACTGTATCTAAGGGAGTAATATAATAATATGCCTGCCGACATAGACTTACTACCAACCCAGAAACATTTAATTGATTTAGCAGAATTACCTAAAAATTCATTTAACTCAGTATTCTATGGCTATAACTTAAGAGCGGTACTTGATGATGTACTGCTTGTAAGATATGTTGATGAAACGGAAGATGGTACTTCTATTCTGCGCAACGGTATAGTTGTGCCTATCAACGTTGATACAAAAGCCTGGAGAATTGGTGAAGTAATTCTTTGTGGCCCTAATGCTAAGCATGTAAAAGCTGGTGACTTTGTTTGTTTTCCAAATAATCTTGGCGTACCGGTATCCAATCTAGATATAGACAATTACGGTACTCTCAAGAAGGGTTTATTTTTAAATGAACAGCGTATCTTTGGTATTTGTTCAGTGAAGCAAGAGGATAATACAGTAGCTGCCAAGGTATTAACTAAGCGTAACTAAGTTTTAATGAAGACGTCTTTATCCACTTTAAAGACTCTACTTATGAACAATGTTGCAGAGATAAAATTTTTTAGAAAAAGACCAAAGCCTGGTTTTCCTCCAGCCAGAAGAATGTTATGTACTAATAATTTTGTACTTCTAAATAGTCCAGAAGGGCGCATAGCGTTAAATTATAGATTACCAAAGTCGCCCCCTCGGATGAATATGGTTGAAAAGAATGTTCTTATAACCTGGGACATCTTTATGCAGGATTATAGATGCATTAACATGGCTGCATGTAACCTGATATCTGTTATTCCTGCTAACAAAGAATTTTGGAAGTTTTTTAATAGTAAATTAGCTAGACTTTCCTCTCAACAAAAAATAAATTTCATGAACCAATGATATCTCCAGACATAGTAGAAAAAAACATTTCCAATATCTTGCAGAAGCAAGTGGAGTTTGCTATAGAGAAAAAGGTTATTAAAGCCGGTAAGCTTATGCTCTTCTGTATCAAAGATTTTTATTGCAACTTTACGCTTTTTTCAAGCACAAAAAATAAAAAACTTTTATATGAAATACCGTACCCCTTTGATATCGAAATTCAAGATGCATCAATTATCTTTGATTATACTTTTGATACATTTCAAAAAAACAATCCAAATATTATTGATAATATCAATATATTTAAAGGAACGAAGAAACTGTCAAAACTATTTAATAAGAAATTAATTATAAAATTTTCTTTATAAACAGCATCTATATATTATAATAACTTGTGTTCAGTAGATATTTAAATCATTTTCCTGCTGATTATAGCCCATCAGCACAGCAAGTAAAACTTATTAAAAGTGTCGAGAGGTCATTTAATCGCGGAAAAAAATTTGTTATCGTATGTGCACCAACAGGATCAGGAAAAAGCTTTTTAGCAAAAACAGTATCTGGGCTCAGCCAAACACCTTCAGATGAATTTAAGCAGCTTATAAACAATTATAACGCCTACAAGCAAGACCACCTGGGTAACTACATAAATGAACCACAATGCATGCAGCAAACACCTTTCGGCACATTTGTACTGACAATAACTAAATCTCTTCAGGATCAGTATTTATCGCTATTTCCTGATACTAATCTGTTGAAAGGTAAGTCTAATTACATTTGTGAAGTTGATCGTAACTATGATGTCGAAACTGCACCTTGCCTGTTTGCTAGCAGCTTAAAAGACGATTGCTGGGCTTGTAACAAATGCCTTTATTATAATGCACGCAACTCTGCTCTCTTGTCACAGTTCTCTGCTCTTAATTATAAAATGTTTCTATCACTACCAAAGCATTTGAAGCGAAAGAATTTTATTATTTGTGATGAAGCATCTGAACTTGAAGAAGAGCTTATAGCAAGATTTTCTGCAGAAATAAATTATATAAAATTAAAAAACTTCGGTATTATATGTAAACCTCTAACGACAGAAAGCTATGATAAAGCAAGAAGCTGGATGTATGATGTTATGCTCTCCATAAGCGAAAAAATTAATACTCTCTTTACTAAAGCAAGCAAAAAGAAGAATACACTCTCGCAACCCGAAAGAATAAAATTATTAGCGTTAAAAAATATTTATAATTCCCTATCAACTGTTGATCAATTATGGGATGATTGTGAATTTATTATCGATAGAGATGCATCTCGCGCAACCTTTACCCCGCTCAAGGCTGATAAAATTTCAAAGTATATATTTGACTATGCAGATAATGTTGTATTGATGTCTGCTACTATTATTGATCATAAAAATTTTGCTAAATCTCTCGGTATTTCTGATTATGACTACATTGAGGCTGAGAGTGAATTTTCACCAGAAAAATCACCCATATATGTTTCATCAAAAAATAAATTAAATTATAAAAACTTCAAGGTTCTGTTGCCCGAGATTGCAAATCAAATTAAACAGATTGTTGAACATCATAGTAATGTTAAAGGCATTATACATACACACAGCCAGGAGATAGCAAATATCTTAAGAGATAAGCTTTCTGATAATAGGAGGTATCTAATACGCAGTGACACTTCAAATAATGAAGAGATTTTACGCGAACATTATAGTGCTAATTTTCCCACCGTCTTAGTTTCGCCCTCTCTTTCCTATGGAATTGATCTTAAGGACGATCTTGCAAGATTTCAAATCATAGTGAAAATGCCATACCCTCCACTATCTGTTAAGAGAATTAAGAAGATGTTTGATTTAGATAAAGATTGGTATGAAAATAAGATGCTTAATACCCTTGTACAGGCTTGTGGGAGAGCAACAAGAAGTAAAAATGATTTTTCAACAACCTATATTCTTGATGGTAATGCTGTTAGTGCATTAAAGCGTGCCAGTAATAAATTACCTAAATCATTCGTAGATAGGATAATTTAATAAATAATTTAGTGAGAAACCAGACATTTCATTTTGAAATAAAGGATGTCATGACGCAGTTTGTAGCTGCGTTCGATAATATTATAATTAAAAGATTTAATGATGCGAGAGAACCTCAAAGCTCTCTTCAGGTAAGATATGTTTACTCTCCTAAGCAGAGAGTGTTATTTGATATCGTTAACAAAGCACAAAATATAACTTTACCAGTTGTAGCAGTCAGTATAGCGAGTGTTAGTAGAGATGATGATAGAGTGTTTAATAAAATAGGTGGGTTTTACTTTCCACAAGGTATTACTGAAAATTTAAAGAAAGGGCAATCCAACTATTACAACAGCCCTGTACCAGTTAATATCGGTGTAAACATGTCTATTATAACAAAGTTTCAATCTGATATGGATCAAATACTGAGTAATTTTGTACCCTATACAAACCCCTATATCATACTTTCTTGGAAAGTACCGGAAGAATTAGTATCAAATGGTTTTGCTTTTCCGCAGGAAATTAGAAGCGAGGTACTTTGGGATGGAAATATTACAATGGGATATCCAACAGATATTGCAGCAAACGAGAAATACAGAGTAACAGGAGACACATCTTTCATAATCAAAGGATGGCTATTTACTGCATCACACAATTCTGGTACCGTAAGTAATATTTTCTACATTGATTCAAATTTCAACACCAGTACACTTATAACCAGCTATCAGGAACTTTCCACAACAAATTATTATCCTGTTTCATCTGGTATAATAAATGAAACAGAGACCGTGTCAGTATCAGGATACCCTCAAATAACCGATATTAACTATAGCATTAACACTGCATACTAAGATGAAATATATAACTCTCACTCCAAGTCAAACTGCATCTCTTGCAATGAAAGGGTATTTTTTCGATGCAACAAGTTTTGTACTTTTAAGCTGCAATAATAATACTTCTTTTCCTTATGTAAGTGTTATTAAACTATTTCCTGAAAATGCTCGTCTAGATTCTGCGTTTCCGCAAATCAGCGGCTACCCCTGGCAAAATTTTTATAATTTAAATTTTAATGAAATAGTTATAAATGTCTACAATCTACCAGCAAATAATACCTATGACGTTGTAATAGGTAATAGGGCTGGTTATTCCAAGCTTTCAGATAAAGATTATTTTATTGTTGCCACCAGCGCTGCATTGACCCCAACACCCACTCCTACACCTACACCTACACCTACACCTACACCTACACCTACACCTACTCCTACCCCAGCAGTGCCTTCTGCATGTCTTGATAACTGGTCACTAGTAAACTTTAACGGTACTACATTTAGGAATGGTGATCCTATTCCTCAGATTACAGATCAGGAAGAATGGAATACTGCTACAGGTCCAGGTTGGTGTTATTATGATAACGATCTCACGTACGATACTGTTTATGGAAAACTTTACAATTGGTATGCTGTAACTGATGCAAGAGGATTAGCTCCAGAAGGCTTTCATGTACCAACACTAGCAGAATGGGAAGATTTAATTGTATGTTTGGGAGGCTCAGATGCAGGTGGCGGTATATGGCCTGTTGCAGGCGCTAAAATGAAGACAACAGGTACATTTCAAGACGGCAATGGGTTATGGAATACACCAAATGTTGCTACAAATGAAAGTGGTTTCTCAGTAGTACCTGCTGGCTGCAGAACTTCAGGGTTCATAAATCTTCATGCAAGAGGCAGCTTCTGGACTTATGATCAAGCTACATGCATCAATTTCAATAACGGTGCTTCATACGTCTATATTGGAGGTGATGCACAGACTGTCGGTTACTCCGTACGGCTAAAGCAAGGTGCACCTCCTACTCCTACTTTAACCCCTACCTTAACTCTGACTCCTACTCCTACTTTAACCCCTAGCCAGACACCTACCGTTACACCATCAATCCCTGCGTCAGGTATTGTTACTGATGGACTAGTATTGCATTATGATTTTAGTAATCCTAGTTGTTACCCAGGAAGTGGTCCTAATATAACCGATCTCTCTACTGCTAGCAACCCCGGAACCGTTGTAAATGACTATGGTGCAATTTCATATATTAGCAATGGAACAGCTAGTTACTTTAATTGGTCAACTGATGCAGGAGGTAATGGATCCAACTCATTTAACGGTTGCATCAATACAACTTCAACAAACGCATATCTGGATTTTACTATGGTTCTGCAACCTGATTTTACTATGAGTGGAATGGGGGGTATATTCAGTATTCCTGGTGATAAAAGTTTAAGAGTTTATAATAATAACTGGACATTACCTAACCCTGGTAATAACGATGATTGGTCAGCATCACCTACAACATTTTATGTAAACGGGCAGGTAAGCAGTCAATTAATACCAGGGTGGAATATATTTGGTGGAGCAAAGAATAATAGTAACCCAGCATTCCCTGATGTTGCACAATTATATATTGGTACTAGTGGTTATGAAAACCGTAATATGCAAGGTAAGATTGCTGCGGTACTAATGTATAATAGAGTGCTAACGCAATCAGAGCAGTTACAGAATTATAATGCACTTAAAGATAGGTTTGGATTATAAAATGAGGTTGGCTTTAGCCCTTGGAGTAACATGATAGTAGTCCCAATACCAGGATGTCAGTAAAAAACCAGATAATATATAGATCTTTTAATAGTATACTATATTATAAATAATACTATATGGCAGACTCTAATCGTGAATCTACGTTCGGCAGAAATTTAATGAAGTTTATCTCTTCCAATCTACCATATCAATCAGTAGATACATCTGCAAAAATTAATGCCTTAAACCCCAAATATGAGTTATTCTACAACCAGGGTACTAAAGTGGAGGATGCTTTATCCAGACAATCAATTTCAAATTCACCAACATATTCTGAGGACCTGTTCGCCAATGTATTACGTAATCGTGATTTCCATGATTTCATGTATGCTAACATACAACCAGATAAATCCCGCAGATTGATGGATTACCGAGTCATGGCTGCTTTTGCTGAAGTAGCAGATGCATTGGATGAGATTTGTGATGAATTTGTAAACAAAGATGAACAGGGTGAGATTGTTAAAGTTGTCTTTAAGGATACATCAATTTCTGAACAACAGAAAAATGAAATACGTAAGGAGTTTCAAAAATATATTGGATTTTTTCATCTAGATCAAAAAGGCTGGGAATATTGTCGCAATCTTTTGGTTGACTCTGAGCTTTACTGGGAACATATTATTCACAAGGATTATAAAGATAGAGGTATCCTCGGCATATTGCAGGTTCCCTCTGATACAATGGATCCTGTTTATCAAAATGTGCAAAATTTAAAAGTAAAGGGATATTTACTAAGAAAACCAGTCTACGATTCTAAGAACCCTGGTAAAATAGTAAAGACAGAATTGGTTCCAATGGACATGAACCAAGTTACATATGTAAACTCTGGGATCTGGAATGAATCGAAAACTATAAGATTGCCATTTATTGAAAACGCTAGACGCGCCTATAGACAATTATCGCTTATAGAGGATTCTATTGTTATCTACAGGCTTGTCAGAGCCCCTGAGCGCTTAGTCTTTAATGTAGATGTGGGTAATATGCCCCCACCTAAAGCAGAAGCATATCTGAGAAAATTAATGACACAGTACTGGTCCAAGCGTACATTTGATGCAGATCAGAATGCTGCAGTACAGAAATTTAACCCTCAATCCATGCTAGATAGCTTTTGGTTTGCAAAAAGAACAGGAAGTGAAGGCACTAATGTCACATCACTCCCCGGTGGTCAGAATCTCGGTGAACTTGCTGACCTGATATATTTTGTTAAAAAGCTCTATAAGTCGCTCAAAGTACCGGTTAACAGACTCAACCCTGAGGATACATATAACGATGGAGCAAATATTCTTAGAGAAGAATTAAAATTTGCTAGATTTGTAATTAGACTACAGCAGCGCTTTGCTTCAGGTATTAAACCTGGTTTCTATACACATCTCAAGTTAAAAGGTATAGCAGATAAAGTAGGCATAAGAGAAGATGGTTTTGAACTTACTTTTAATGTACCGACAAACTTTTATGAATTAAGAGAAAGTCAAAAATTTCAGATTAAAGCAGAAAACTTTAATTCTATCACACAGAGTGATCTCATATCTAAAACATATGCACAAAAAAGGTACCTTGGATGGACGGATACAGATGTTATGGCGAACAGAGAATTTTTACGCAAAGATAAAGAGCTGCAGTGGGAGTTGGCACAAATTGAAAATAATGGTCCAAATTGGAGAGAAGCAGGTGCCACTGTTCCTGGTGAGAACGGCAGTGAAGCTGGTATGGGCGGTGGAACTGCACCTGCAGGAGGTCCACCTGCATTTGGACCTGCGCCTGGAGCTCCAGAAGCTGAAGGAGAAGCTAGTGGAGAAGGTGGTGGAGAAGCTGGTGGTGTTGCAGCTCCAGCACCAGAAACTGCTGGTGGTGGTGAAGCTTCTGCGCTTCCTAAATAACTTCTGTATAAATAATATTAATGGCGTGTACAGATATAACTCCGATAACTGCTTTTCAAAGTACTAATCTCAATAGCAAGATATCTACTTTTACGCGTCTCTCTGATCGCATAATGCGCACCCTGGGTGCACCCTTAATTAATGTAGAAATACATCATGATCAATTGTTTGAGAATATAAGCATAGCTTGTGAAATGTTTACTAAGTTTGCTGGCTATACTGAAGAATATCTTGTTTTTGATTCTGATTTATATAAAGATGGTAAAGGTGTAAAGTTAGATGAACTGTTTAGCATAACACCATTTTTTAATAAAAATATATCTCCTTCACCCCTTGTGTATGTATCATTATCCTCTATACCTGGCAGTACATTTGCTACATCCTCCACCTTAAGCTCAACATATATTGATGGTATTTTTAAGAATCAAATTTTAACAAAAACAAATTATCTCAGTGTTATTAATTTTGACAACACACTGGCAGTAAATTTTATAAATTCAAATAACTCTCAAGAAACTTTTGTTAATAGCTTTGATTATGATATAATGGATTATAGAAAAGTTATAGATCTTTTTGATTTTGAGGAAGGTTCAACAACTGGTGTAAACACCCTCTTCACCATAGAGCAGACATTAGCGCAACAAACATATTTCAGCTATGCCATGGGCAACTATGGATTTGATTTAATTAGTTGGTATGTCCTTAAAGACTGGATGAAGATGAGGGAGAAGCTTCTGGCGCAAAAGAAGTATTATACATTTGATGAAAGAACTCAATATATGGTATTATACCCACCACCCAGAACGCCAGGATCTGGAAGCAGATTTTATGGAATTATTGCATGCTATGTAGAGAGACCACTGAGAGACATAATTAAAGAGCCATGGGTATATCAATATGCACTAGCACTATCAAAAATATCTGTCGGCAATGTGCGTACTAAATACTCAGGAACAAATTTATTTGGTGGTGGTCAAATAAACGGTACAGATATTCTTTCACAGGGTCTTGAAGAAAAAGGGAAACTTGAAGAAATGCTACAATCCGGTCCTCCAGGATTTGGTGATGCAGCTCCTCCAATGTTTTTTGTCGGATAATGCTACCTCTCAAAAAAGACGATAGCTACCGCCAGGGTATATTTAAACCTAAAAACGCATCTAAATATGTCGGCAAGGGAATGCCAGTCTATAGAAGTGGGTGGGAGCTCAAATTTTTTAGATGGTGTGATGATAATGCTAATATATTAGAGTGGGCCAGTGAATCTGTTATAATACCTTATGTAAATCCTACAGACGGTAAAGTGCATAGATATTATACGGACGGGGTTGTAG